GTCGAATTTTCCTAAACAGTGTTGCGATGCTGCAACGAGGTCGTAAATCGGCGGCGAGTCGTGCGGCGCTGGTGGACGTGAGCGCGCCTCGCGCAGCGCACCCACCATGGGAGGACAAAGGGGGAAAGACCCGCGGCGAGCGCAACATCCGCTGGATCGAGAAACACTGCCGGGTGCCGGATGGGAAATTCGTCGGTCAGGCGGTGAAGCTGCGCGAGTGGCAGCGGCGAGAGATCCGGGCGGTCTACGATAATCCGGCGGTCACGCGGCGGTACATTTCGAGTCGAGGGCGCAAGAACGCCAAGACCGCGCAGGCCGCCTTTCACGTGCTGTTGCACCTGTGCGGGCCGGAGGCGAAGCGCAGGCCGCACAGCCAGCTCTACAGCGCGGCGCAGAGCAGGGACCAGGCGGGACTGCTGTTCTCACTGGCGGCGAAAATGGTGCGCATGTCGCCGACGCTGTCGCCGGTCGTGGGCATTCGCGACACGGCGAAGCAGCTCTACTGCCCGGAGCTCGGCACGCTGTACCGAGCTTTATCGGCCGAAGCGCCGACCGCGTTTGGCCTGTCGCCCGCCCTGTGCGTGCATGATGAGCTCGGCCAGGTGCGCGGGCCGCGCTCGACGCTGTATGAGGCGCTAGAGACGGCCGCCGGCGCACAGGACGAGCCGCTGTCGATCATCATTTCGACGCAGGCGCCGACTGACGGCGACTTGCTCTCGATCCTGATCGACGACGCGAAGACGGGTGCCGACCCGCAGACGGTGCTGTTTCTCTACACCGCAGATGAGGCGCTCGATCCGTTTTCGGACGAGGCGATTTGCCAGGCGAATCCGGCGCACGGCGATTTCCTGAATGCAGCCGAGGTGCGCAGCCAGGCGGAAGCGGCGCGGCGCATGCCAGCCCGCGAGGCGGCGTATCGCAACCTGGTGCTGAACCAGCGGGTGAACGTGTCCTCGCCGTTCATCGCGCGGGGCATCTGGGACGCGAATGCCGGGGCGGTGAACGAGCGTGCCTTCGCGGCTGGCGCCTGGATCGGGCTCGACCTCTCCGAGAAAGCCGACCTCACGGCGCTGGTGATGGTCGGCCAGGACGGTCGCGGTGCCTGGCACGTGAAGAGCGAATTCTTCGCGCCGGAGCGGGGCGTGCACGAGCGGGCGCACCGGGATCGCGTGCCGTATGACGTCTGGGCGGGACAGGGACACCTGACGCTGACGCCCGGCGCCTCGGTCGACTATGGGTGGGTGGCGCAGCATCTGGTCGAGCTCTGTGCGCGGTATCCGGTGAAAGGGATCGCCTTCGATCGCTGGCACATCAAGCTGCTGCAGGCCGAACTGAGCCGGCTCGGCGCGACGCTGCCGCTCATCGAGCACGGGCAGGGATTCCGCGACATGACACCGGCGCTCGACGTGCTCGAGCACGAGCTCCTGGACGAGAACATCCGCCACGGTGGTCATCCGGTGCTCACCATGTGCGTGGCAAACGCCGTCGTCACGCGCGACGCGGCCGGCAATCGCAAGCTCGACAAGTCGAAGGCAACCGGGCGCATTGACGGCGCGGTGGCGCTGGCGATGGCATTGGGACAGGCCGCCTCCACTCAGGGCGAGCGCAAGTATCAGGTCTTCGTCGTGGGGTGATCCGATGGAACGCGCTTACTCACTGATCGAGGTCAAGTCCCTGGCGAGCGATGCCCACAGCACGACCATTTCGGGTCTGGCGTCCACGCCGACACCGGATCGCATGGGCGACATCGTCGAGCCGTTGGGCGCGCGCTTTGCCCTGCCGATGCCGCTGCTGTGGCAGCACGATGCGACGCAGCCGGTGGGCCATGTGGAATTCGCGCAGCCGACGGAAAAGGGGATACCGTTTCGCGCGGTGCTTCCGCACGTCAAGGAAGCGGGTCGGCTCAAGGAGCGCGTGGATGAAGCGATCCACAGCTTGAAATACCGACTCGTCGGTGCCGTCTCGATCGGCTTTCGGGCGATCGAGGGGGCCGTCGAGCGACTGAAGACCGGCGGCGTCCGGTTCAAGGAATGGGAATGGGTGGAGCTCTCGCTCGTCACCATTCCCGCCAACGCCGAAGCCACGATTTCTACCGTCCGGGCCCTGGACAGCGAGAGGCCGCGTCTGGCCGAGAACCTCGCTGCACCGGGCCGCCCGACATCAACGGCCGGCGCCACGGCAACCACACTCAGGCCGGGAGGCCAACGATCAATGAACGTACAGGAACAGATCCGATCGCTCGAGGCGACGCACGCCTCGCTGATCGGCCAGCAGACCTCGATCATGGACAAGGCGCGCGCCGAGGGGCGCACGCTCGACACCGCAGAGCAGGATGCTTTCGACGGGTTGACGCCACAGGTCGACTCGGTCCTCAAGGACATCGAGCGGTGCCGGCACATGGAGCGCGCCGTACTGCCGAAGGCGAAGCCGGTCGCCGGGCAGAGTCAGGACGACGCCCTGCAGGCCCGCGCCGGCTCGGTCATCACCATTGGCAAGCCGCGGGTGCCGAAGGGCACGGCCTTCGTGCGCTACGCGATGGCGCTCGCCAACTCACGCGGCTCGATCAGCGATGCGCTGATGTTCGCGCGCCGGTGGAATGACTCGACGCCGGAAGTGATCCGGGCGCTCGAGCAGAAGGGCACCGCCGGCTCGACGACCGACAGTGACTGGGCGGCACCGCTCGCCTATCCGCAGCAACTCGCGGCGGAGTTCCTCGAGCTCCTGCGGCCGGCGACCGTGATCGGCAAGCTCAATCTCCGCCGGGTGCCGTTCAACGTTCGCATTGCGCGGCAGACCTCCGGCTCGACGGTGGCATGGGTCGGCGAGGGATTGGTCAAGCCGACGAGCGATCTCGCGTTCGATTACGTGACGATGGCGTACACGAAAGTCGCCGGCATCGTCGTGATCACCGAGGAACTCGCGCGGCTTTCCAGTCCGTCGGCCGAGGATACGGTGCGTCAGGACATGATCGCGCAGATCGCGCAGTATCTCGACGAGCAGTTCCTCGATCCGGCCGTGACGGCGAGCGCGGGCGTGCGCCCGGCCTCCGTCACCAATACGGCGACCCCCGTCCCGTCCACGGGCGACGATGCAGCGGCCCTGCGCTGCGATCTGCGGAGCCTCTTCACGACGCTGACCGCGGCGAATATCAGCGTCTCGGGATCGGCGCTCGTCATGTCGGAGGTCATGGCGACCTCGATTGGCATGATGACGAACGCGCTCGGCCAGCCCGAATTCGGCGGGATCGGCGCGGCGGGCGGCACGCTCGCGGGTGTGACGGTCGTCACCTCGCAGAGCACGGCGCTCGAGGACATCATCGTCCTGATCAAGCAATCCGAGGTGTTGCTGGCCGATGACGGCGGCGTGCAGGTCGACGTGAGCCGCGAGGCCACACTCGATCTGGCGAACGGCACGGCTCCGGCTTTCAGCCTGTGGCAGCGCAACTGCGTCGGCATCCGGGCCGAGCGGTGGATCAACTGGCAGAAGGCACGAGACGAGGCCGTTGGGTACATCAGCGGCGCCGACTACGGCGCGTGCGCAGCGCCCTGAACCGGGCAGGCGGACGCCGGCGGGCAGTCGCTCGCCGGCTCCGCTCATAGGGAGTTCGGCATGGTCAAACTGATTGCGCGCCGGCCGCTGGTCTATGCGGGCCGGCGCGTGGCAATGGGCGAGACCTTTGAAGCCTCGCCGAGCGACGCGCGTCTCCTGGTCGCGGTGCGATCAGCCACCCTTTCTGCCGCTGATACGGACGCGGGGGCGCCGACCGAGGGGGCCTCCGACGCGCCAGCACCACCGAAGCGAAAGCGCGGCCGGCCGCGCAAAGCCGAAGGCGAGCACGCGCCGAGGAAGCGCACCTACAAGCGCCGGGACATGGAGGCCGAATAGGTGCGACTGCTCGGCTTCGACATCGTTGTGAAACGTGTTCCACGTGAAGCACTCTCGCCGGTGTGGGGATCGCGCGGCAGCAGCGGCTATGGCGGCTGGTATCCGTGGGTGCGCGAGAGCTTCCCGGGCGCCTGGCAGTCTAACGTCACGATCGATACACCGAGCGTACTGGCTTATCACGCGGTGTTCGCCTGCATCACGCTGATCTCGAGCGACATCGGCAAGCTCCGCTACAAACTCGTCGAGCTCGATACGAACGGGATCTGGACCGAGACGGAATCAGCCGCCTTTTCGCCCGTCCTGCGCCAGCCGAACAACTACCAGAACCACATCCAGTTCAAGGAATGGTGGGTCACCTCGAAGCTCTCCCGCGGCAATGCCTACGCGCTCAAAGGGCGCGATCAGCGCGGTGTGGTGACGAGCCTCTACCTGCTCGATCCCTGTCGGTGCTTCCCGCTGGTCGCGCCCTCCGGCGAGGTGTTCTACCAGCTTGCCGAGGACAACCTCGCGAACCTCGAGGAGTCGGTGGTTGTGCCGGCCTCCGAGATCATCCACGACCGGATGAACTGTCTCTTTCATCCGCTCGTCGGGCTCTCGCCGATCTTTGCCTGCGGGATCGTGGCGACGCAGGGACTCTCGATCCACAACAATTCGACCCTGTTCTTTCAGGGGATGAGCCGGCCGGGTGGAATTCTCACCGCACCTGGCTCGATCAGCGACGCCACCGCCGCAAGGATCAAGGCGTATTGGGAAGAGAACTTTTCGGGCGCCAATTTCGGCCGCACGGCGGTCCTCGGCGATGATCTGAAATACCAGCCGCTCACGATCACCGCGCAAGACGCGCAGATGGTCGAGCAGTTGAAGTACACGAGCGAGCTCGTCTGCTCGGTGTTCCACGTTCCGCCGTTCAAGCTCGGGATCGGCCAGATGCCGACTTACCAGAACGCCGAGCTGCTGAATTCGATTTACTACTCCGATTGCCTGCAGTCGCAGATCGAGCAGATGGAAGCGTGCCTGGATGACGGGCTCGGCATCGGCGTCGGGCATCCGAAGGAAGGCCGCACGCTCGGCGTCGAGCTCGACGTGGCCTCACTCCTGCGCATGGACACCGCGACCGCGATCGACACGCTCGCCAAGGGCGTCGGCGGCGGCATCGTGGCGCCGAACGAGGCCCGCCAGCGCCTTGACCTCCCGCCGGTGCAGGGTGGTGATACGCCCTACCTGCAGCAGCAGAACTACTCGCTCGAGGCGCTCGACGAGCGCGACCGCAATGCGCCTTTCGCGAAACCGACGCCCGCGGCGCCGCCGAGGGAACTCGCCGGACAAGCCTCCCACGAGGAAAGCCCCGGCGGCGCCGACGTGGCCAGCGATCAAATGCGCAGGATTGCCGACGGAGTCTTACTGGGGCTCGCGACATGATGGACGGCAAGGCGTTAGGGGTGCAGATCGGGCAGATGGTCCGCGATTACCTCGCGCGGCAACTCTCGCCGATGATTGATCGGCTCACCGCGCTCGAGACGCGCCTCGCGGGCCTGCCGACGCCGCGCGACGGCGTGTCGGGACGGGACGGCAAGGACGGCCGAGACGGCAAGGACGGTGCGCCGGGCCGGGACGGCACCGACGGCCGCGATGGGACCGACGGCAAGGACGGCGCGGACGGCTTTGGCTTCGATGATCTGTCCGTGGCGTATGACGGCGAACGGCGCCTGACGTTTCGGTTCCAGAAAGGTAACCGCGTGCGCGAATTCCCGCTCATGCTGCCTGTGCCGCTCTACCGTGGCGTGTGGCGCGAGGGTGCGCACGCGCTCGGCGACATGGTGACGCACGGCGGCTCGCTGTGGAGCGCTCAGCGCGCCACAGGGAGCAAACCGCAGGAGGGCGGGGACTGGCTGCTAGCGGTCAAGCGCGGGCGCGATGGCAAGGACGGCGCAAAGGGGGAGAAGGGCGATCCCGGCACCACGGGCCGGGCCGGGCGCGACCTGACGCAGATGGGCGCTGACGGGAGCCGGTGGTAATGCCCGCCGATCTCATCACGCTCGACTATGCCAAGGCGCACGTCCGGCTCGATCACGACGTCGAGGACGTCGACCTGATGGGCAAGATTTCCGGCGCCTCCATCATGGTCATCCACTATCTAAAGACCGGCGCCAATTCGTTCATCGACGAGAACGGCGACCTGATCGAAGGCGCCGAAGTCCCGGCCGACGTGCAGTGCGCCTGTGCGGTGCTGGTCGGGATGCTCTTCGCCGATCGGGACGGGACGATGCGGGAGTCCTGGCCGCAGGGTTACCTCCCGTTCCAGGTGACGGCGCAGATCTACATGCGCCGGGATCCGGCCTTCGCATGAGCGTCAAGACCTTCGCCGCCGGCCGGCTGCGCCACCGGGTGACGGTGGAGGCGCCGACCGAGATTCAGGATCCGGAAACCGGCGCGATCACGGTGGTCTGGGCGCCGCTGTGGTCGAACGTCGCCGCCGAGATCGCGCCGCGCTCGGGCCGGGAATTCCTCGCCGCGCAGCAACTGCAGGCCGAGGTCAATACGCTCATCACGCTGCGCTGGCGGGCCGGGCTCACGGCAAAGCATCGGATCGTCCACGGCGAGACGATCTACAACCCGGCGGCGATCCTGCAGGATCCCGACGCCGGAATTGAGTACCTCGTAGTCGCCTGCTCAAGCGGCGCGAACGAGGGCTGACCGTGGACGTATCCTTCCAACTCCACGGGGCGGATGAGATCCAGAAACGGCTGAAGACCCTCGGCGATGAGAAGCGGGTCCGTAAGGTCGCCCGCGCCGCCGCCCGCAAGGGCATGAACATCGTCCGCGACGACGTCCGCCGCCGCGCGAAGGCGCTCGACGACCCGGAATCGGCCGCGGTGATCGCCAAGAACGTCGCAACCCAAGAAAGCGCCCGCGCAGGCCGCCGCATGGGCGCCGTGGTGATGCGCGTCGGCATCCGGGGGGGTGCGAATACCCGCTCGGCCGGTCAAGGCGTGGCGAGCCTCTCCGGCGGCGACACGCGGCACTGGCGGTACATCGAGTTCGGCACCGAGTCGATCGCCGCGCAACCGTTCATGCGGCCGGCGCTCGCCAGCAACGCCGAGCGGGTGGCCGCGGCCGTCATGGCCGAGCTCGACAAGCAACTCACCAAGGCGGGCGCCTGATGTTCCCGCCGGTCTTTTCGGTCTGTGCCGCCGATCCGGCGGTGCTCGCAATCTTCGCGGACGAATCCGGCCGAATCCGGCTCTACCCGTTCGGCGAGGCGCCACAGGCCGATCCGCACGTCTACGCGGTGTGGCAGACCGTCTACGGGACGCCGGAAAACTCGCTCTCATGTCCGCCGGACCTCGATCAGTACGGCGTCCAGGTCGACGTCTACGGCCGCACGGCGGATGACGTCCGGGCCGGCGCCGAGGCGCTGCGCGATGCGATCGAGACGGCGGCGTATGTGGTTTCGTGGAATGGGGAGTCGCGCGACCCGACGACGCGCGCCTTCCGTGTCTCGTTCACGTCGGACTGGCACTCACCCAGGGCGTGAGCTTTCAGGAGAAACAGCAATGGCCGTAGTCACCCGTGGAACGCAGTTGTACTACATGACTCCACCGACCACCGTCACGGCGCTCGCCTGCCCGACGGCGATCACCGGCCTCGACGCGCCGCGCGAGCAGATCGAGACGACCTGTCTCGAGGACACCGCGCGCAGCTACGAGGCGGGACTGGCGACGCCGGGTGCGGCGAGCGTCACGGTGCAATTCGATCCGGCCGAGCCGTCGCACATCGATCTCTACGACATGTGGGTCAACGGCGACCCGCCCGGAAAGTGGGCGATCGGCTGGTCGGACGGCACCGCAGCGCCGACGGCGACCCTGGGCGAATGGACGTTCCCGACTTCGCGCACGTATACGGAATTCGAGGCGACGGTGAACTCCGTCCCGATGGATTTCCAACTCAATGCGGTCGTGACCTCCACGGTGCCGATGCAGATTTCGGGGCTGCCGACGCTGCACCCGAAGTCGACGTAAGGGGGTCGCATGAGTGGGGATCTGACGCTCGATCGCATCCGGGCGATCGGCGGGATTGTCACCGCGAAAACGGAACGCCGCGACATCACCTGGACCGGCACCGATCCGGCGACGGGCGAGCGCACCGAGTTCACGCACACCGTCGAAGTCCGCCGCATGGCCTTCGGCTGGATCGATCGCGTCACGCGCGAGGTGCGCTCGACGGCGACCAACGGCCACGACGAGGCACGCAGCATCGGCGCCATGATGATCGCCGGCGGGATCCTCTTCGGCGGCGAATCATTGGCCTACGAGGACGCGCTGCAACTCGCGCCGTCGCTGGCGAACGAATTGCTGATCGCCTTCTACGACGTCAACGGCATGAAAGCGCCGGCCGAGGAGTCCGACCCAAAAAACTGAGCGGCGCCGACGCGTTCTGGTGCGAACTGGTCATGCACGGAATCGGCGGCGCCACGATCGAAGAAGCGCAGGAGCGGGTGACGTATGCAGAGGCGCGGACGTGGGCGCGGTACATGGCAGAGCACGGCTCGCTCGACGTCGGCCGGCGGCTCGACCGGCGGCTCGAGTGCGGTTTCGCGGCACTCGCGGCGCTCATCGTCAATCGCAGCGGCGGCGACAAGGGACGCCCAGTGACGGCGCGCGAATTCATGGACGTCAAGCCGGCCGAGGAAGAACTGACGCCTGAAACCTTCATGCGGATCGCGAGGACGGGACACTGATGGCGAGCTCTCGCAGCCTAGGCACGCTGACCCTCGACCTGATCCTCAAGCTCGGCGGGTTCAAGGCCGGCGCCGATGCGGCGGCGCGCGAGTCGGCCAAGCTCAGCAAGCGCATGCAGGCCGACGCCGCGGCGATCAGTAGCGCCTTCAAAAAGATCGGCGCCACGCTCGGCATCGGCATCAGCCTGACGGCGCTGACGACGGGCCTCGTCAATGCGGCGGAAGCCGCGATTGAGTACGGCGACGAGATCAATAAGGCCTCGATCAAGTCGGGGATCGCCGTCGAGTCCTTCTCCGAGCTCGCCTACGCGGCAAAACAGAACGACATCGAGCTCGACTCGCTGTCGACTGCCCTGAAAAAGATGCAGGTCACGCTCTCCGAGGCGGCGAGCGGCTCGAAGTCGGCGACGCAGGCCCTATCCGCGCTCGGCCTGACCGCGGCGCAGTTGCGGGCACTCTCGCCGGATGAACAATTCGAGACGCTGGCCGATCGCATCCGGGCGCTCAAGGATCCGGCC